TACATCTATTACATCTACTGTTGCCTCTGCGGGTGGTGAAGAGATAGAAAGCACACAGAAGATAAAATATACTGCTCCTAAGGCATACGGCACACAGGAGCGTGCAGTGACCGCACAGGACTATGAAGCAATTGTAAGAAAAGTATATCCAGCAACTAGTGATATCATTATATTTGGTGGAGAAGATCAAGAACCACCAGAATATGGAAAAGTTTTTATTGCATTGAAACCAACTGATGCAAGTTACCTTACATCATTAACAAAAAATCGTATTATACAAGAATTAAAGAAGTATGTTGTTGCATCTGTAGAACCAAAATTAGTAGATCCTTCTATTTTGTTTGTTGAGCTTACAAGTAAGATTTACTATAACGGTGAGATGACAGATCAAACAACATCACAGATTAGAGACAAGGTGATTGGTAGTGTACAGTCTTATCTTGATACAAGTGATACTGAAAAGTTTAATGGTAAGTTTAGATATAGTAAGATGATTGGTGTTATTGATGATGCAGATAAATCTATCAATTCTAATCTCACCAGTATCACAATGAGAAAAGATTTCTATCCTTCTCTAAATTCTACCTTCTATTATGAGTTATGTTTCCAGAATGCCTTTGATGAGGACTGTGATGATCCAGTTCTTTCTAGCACTGGATTTAGAGTTACTGAATATCCTAATTTTGATGTTTATGTTGAAGATAGGAATAAGAAAATTGTCCTATATAGACTAGATAGCGTGACTGGTGAAAAGGTTGTCCTTGACAGCGATATCGGTGACATAGATTATGAAAAAGGTGAACTTAAAATGTATAACTTAACTATCATTAAAGGTAGTTTCTTTGATAACCGTATATCTGTTAGAGTCAAACCACTTCTCAATGATGTCAAGGCACTCCGTGAGGTATACCTTGATGTTGACGTTGCCAATTCCTCGTTCACTGCATACAAAGAGTAAATTAAATGCCAGCTGTAAAGACCAAGAGAATTTCTACTCTTATAGAATCACAGCTTCCTGAATTCATCAGTACAGAGTATCAACTTTTCAGTAAGTTTCTCACAAAGTATTATGAACAACAGGAGGTGCAAGGTGGCACGCTGGATATTATTAACAACCTCCAGAAATATGCAGATATAGATTATTATGAACAAAACTTACTTAGACAGTCTGATGTGTTGGACGTTAGTATCAGTGATACTGATAATACAATTGTACTACAAAATGCAACGAGTTTTCCAGAAAAAAACGGATACGTAAGAATAGACAACGAGATAATTTTCTATGAATCACGAACAAGCACAACTTTATCAGGTGCAGTTAGAGGTGTTAGCGGTAACACAACTCTTGGTGATCTTTATGACTCGTCAGAGTACACCAGCACAGATGCAGCACCACATAATGCTGGTCAAAAGGTTATTAATGTAAGTAACCTTTTTCTATATGCATTAATAAAGAATTTTGAGAATCAATATCTTGGTTCTTTTCCAGAAAAATATCTTAAAGGAGAAGTAGATAAGAGAACTCTAATTAAGAATATTCAGAAGTTTTATAAAGCTAAAGGAACTTCTAGTTCTATTAAATTTATTTTTAACACTATTGTTTCTAAGACAGTAGATGAAAAACCTGAGGTATATAAACCAAGAGATTTTACATACAAAGCATCTGAGTCTGATTGGATCAATGTATATGCTCTTAAGTGTAAGGTTATATCTGGTAACGTAAATGATCTAATTGGTAAAAAGATTGTTCAGACAGAAACTGATGAGTATGGATATGCAGATGCTACTGTAGATAACGTATATGCTGATGGTACAGCAGATAACGAAGTAATCTATAATATTGTTCTTGCACCAGAAACTGTGAATGGTACATTTGCAATCTCAACTAAGACTAAACTTGAGAAAGCAATTACTGGAACAGATAGTACTGGTGATAGAATCAATGTATCTTCTACCATTGGTTGGGAAAAGACTGGTTCTGTTTTAATTGGTAATGAGACAATTACATTTGATGAGAAAACTGTAACTCAGTTTATTATTGATGAAAGACAAGCATCAGGAGCTATTGCATATCCTGTAGGAACGTCAGTCTACAAACCAGTAACGATTGCAAACTCTAATGTAACATTACTTACATTTGGTGTAGTTTATAATTTAAAACCAGAAGATTCTCAACCATACTCTAGTCCTGGCGATAAAATTCTTGTATCTAGACCTGGTTTTGAAACAGCAGATACTAAAATTGTTCAGACTGGAACTAATCAAACAAGATGGTTACTTAATCAAGGCACTGCACCAGTTATTCCAACATTACCAAGTATTCAAACATCTCTAAGTCAATTGACTACAGATGTGTCGTCTATCTTTGCAGATGATCAATATTATTATATCACATCTTCTTCTTTTCCATCATACAAAATTCTTGATGGATCTACAGTAAATGAGACATTACTAGATCAGAGAATTCTTCGTATTATTAGAAGAGAAGCAACAAGAACTACAGAAACATATAAAACTCCAAATAGAGATGTTGGAATTCTTCTAAACGGTGTCCCTGTCTACAGTTTTAGAGATCATGATAGTATACGTTTTGGTAAACTAGAAGAAATTAGAATTAACACAAGAGGTAGAGGATACGTAACACCACCTTTTGTACTAATTGATCAAGTACCTAATAAAGCTAGAGCAGTATTGACTGGTCAGGTTGTAGAGAGAATTATTGTAGATACTCAAGATGTTTTTCCAAGAACTCCAGATATTACTATTACTTCTGGTAGAGGTGCAGTAGTTCGTGCAATTGTAACTGGTGGTAAAGTAACAAGTCTTGTTATTGATAATCCTGGTGAATTTTACTCATCTCCACCAATCGTAAGAATTAGAGATAATGCAGGTAGAGGAAGATTTGCTGACTTTACTGCTATTGTTAATACAGACGGTAAAATTACTGGATTTGAAAAAAATGCAGAAGGAAATTTCTATAATCAAAATACTGTTATAGTAGACATCATTCCAGTTGGTGAAGATGCAACTGGTATTCCTTTATTGAAAGAATGGAACTTTAATAGATTTGAAAAAATAGGAAATGATCTTGATACAGAGTATGGTTATATTTTTCAAAATTATAATAACGCATTAGAATATGGTTATGGACATGTTGGTAATCCAAAAGCTTTACGTGTTGCTCTCAATGATAACATCAACAATGCTGGAACAGAACCTGCTACAAAAACTCACTCTCCCATTATTGGATTCGCTTATGATGGCAATCCAATCTATGGTGCGTTTGGTTATGAAAATCCCTTAGATTCTACGTCATCTATTATTAGAATGACATCTAGTTATTCTATTAATGGAACTCGTAGAGAAGGTCCTTCAATTACCAAGTATCCTCTTGGATCATTTAATAATGATTACACTTACACTCATAAGAGTGGTACATTAGATGAGAACAATGGAAGATTTTGTATTACCCCAGACTTTCCGAAAGGAACTTATGCTTATTTCATTACTATTGATAGCAATCAAGTACCGCAATATCCATACATTCTAGGAGAAAACTTTTATTCGTTACCTGTTGATAGTAATTACAATTCTAATATTAATCAAGACGACATTCCTAAAAATTCCAAAAAATATTTTATTAATGGAATGCAAGGTAATGGCGAAGGTGTTATTGCAACTATCAATGAGGTAAAATCTGGAACTGTTGATAGTATTGATGTAATTAGATCATCTGATAATTTTTCTATCAACTCTCAAATTTATTTTGACAATACAGGAACAGAAGGATCTGAAGTTGAATCTATTATTTCTTCTGTAAAAGGAAAGAGTGTCAATTACTTAGAATGTAAGGATGATAAAGTTGTAAAACTAACAACAATTCAAAATGCATATTTGTTTGCAGATGATACTTTGACTCAACCATCATCTGGTGCATTTGGTTCTATTGTTGGTACAGTTAAAAATGATAGCACTATTGTTCTTAGAAATGTAAATGGTACATTTAATGATACTGGAACTTTTTCTGCCTCTATAAAAACTTTCTCAATCTTATTAGATCAAAGAAGTTCTTATACTAAAGGTGCTACATTAAGTTTGACTGATGGTGTCAATACACCAATCGCAACTGCAGAAGTATTGGAAGGAACATCTGCTCAAAACACAGTTCAGATCAAGGTTCTTACAGGAACATGGATTGTAGATGATAATTATTTCTTACAGTCAAGTAATTTATTTAATACTTCTGGAACTAAAATAGTAACATTAACTTCTCTTAGTGATGGTCTCAATCCATTTGAAGTGAATCAAAGTGTTGCATTGATTGAAACAGCATCACCTCATGGATTAGGAATAGGTGATCAAGTAACAGTTGATATCAATCCTGATGACGCAACAACAACTAAGACTTATTATTTAAGAAAGAGGTTGTATCAGGAAGCTATTCTGATACCACCTAATAATAGAACTACTATTAATTTTACTGGAATTGGTCGTTATGAAATACTCAATGGTGGAGCAGACTATACTGCTGGCACTTACACTAGTGTTGCTCTTACTGGTGGATCGGGCACTGGTGCCACTGCTACGTTCACTGTATCTGATGCTGGTATAGTTTCTGATGTACAAATACAAGATGCTGGATCTGGATATGCAAGAGGTGATTTCTTATCAGTTGCTGATGAAGATCTAGTAAG